TCATAAATAGATGTTATTACATAGAACCTACCACTTGAAGTACCACTCTCTAGGTATGTAGAATAAGGTGCAGTTGCAGCCCATACTACCTCCCATCCTTTGGTATTTGGAACGTATCTGGTAATAAAAGTTGAAGCTATAGACCGTCCGTTAATTTCTGTATGATGGAAAATTGCATCTTGTGTAGCTATTCTATTATTCCAAAGATAACCGCTTCCTTGAGGTATTCCGTTATAATATACAACCCATACGTAACTATCAGCTAGATTGAATGTATCATTCTGAAATGTTCTCTCGCTGTATGCTAGATTTAACATTTTAGGAGCATATTCCAACAAACGTGCTGTCTGTTCTTCTGCCATCTGCTTCTTAATCTCTTTGGCTAGACGGTTTCTATATCCGCTCAAATCAAATGCTACTTTCATATACTTCCACTACTTACATATACGGTTATTCCACCAACTTGTGACGGTATCTTATTTACTACGGTAAATGTTAACAAATCTCCATAGGCTGATATTGTTATCTTGTCACCCTTTCTGGGCATTATGTAATTACCGCTTACATCTTGTGTTAGTGGCATTGAAACTACATAATCTGCCGTCTGTGGAGACAATCCAACAACCGCTGTATTAAGAGAATAATCCATAACACCATTATATATTTCAGAGGTGGTCACATTTACGTCTCCGTTTTCCTCTTCTATTGTGGTATTTCTGGTTATCACTCCTCTATATGGAAATTCGCTGTAATTCATCATAATACATCAATTATATCTGGAAAAGAAATAGGCTTCTGTGTTTGTGTATCTATCATCATTTGATAGTTATCATCAAGATATTTTTCGTATATCTTTTTAGCCCATTCCCAAGATAATATATTGGGCTTACCTTCGCTTCCCCTTGTGTGCTGGAAATTATTATGCAAAATACTTTCAGAAGCAATACTCGATGGAGAATCTACAAATGCGAACAGTATCATATCGGCTCTTAATAGCTCTTTTTCCCGAACAGTGAGTGTCGTCACGTCTAAACTAGTGTCGTTAATCTCCCTGTCTAATGCTATTTTTTTTAATGTTATATCCTCAAAACTGAAACGATTTGAAGCACTCATCCATTCAAGTATTGTCATATCTGATTAGTATTTTATTTTATGCCGCTGTGAATGCGTCAATATATATCATATAATTCCAATGCTCCATTGTAGGTGCAGCGGACATAATCATATCTGTATGCCATTCTGGGTATCTTGTCTGTGAAATATAGTTGTCAAAAGCTAACATTCCACCTTGCATAACAGAAACTGAATGGTTAGGAACACCCTGAAGGTTAGTAAATTCAGTTGGTGCTTTGAAACGTGTAGTACCATCTGCCATATCTGGAGAAAGAACAGCCATGTTTTCATTCCAAGGCTTAACCTGTGAACGACCGCTCAACTTCTGTTCCAATGCGTATGTATCTGGAACTAGTTCTACCTTAGATACATATCCATTATTAGAACCATTTACTACCCAATCGTTATATTGGTCAATTGTAATACCCCATGATTGCTGTACTACAACTCCCTTACTGTTAAGATAAGCACCAACAGCTTCCATTACTTGTTTGTTCTTCAAGAAGAAATCCATAATCTTCTTAGACCAACGCCACTTAACAGGACCTGTATAATTCAATGTTTCTGAAAGATACTTTTCTGCTTCGTGCATTCTGTCAAGAATAAGTGCATTAACATCACTCCAAACTAATGTACCTGACTTCTGCTTATTACCAGCTGGTACTTGAGGGTCCTGCTTGTAATTAATACCCATACCATAGGTATAATTAATCTCTGCATTACTAGTTAGCTGCAAAGCCATAACGTCAAGTGTACCGTAAGCACCCTCAACAAGATTAATAGCCTTATCTGTATATCCGTCTATAATAGCACCATTAGCACCTAGAAGCTGATTTAGCTTATCAATTTTCTCCTTATCTTGCATTGTATAGAAGAATCCCTTACCAAAGTCTGGAAGAGAGCAAGAATAAGAACTAGCACCATCATGGTCTGCCTGTGTGAACTCTGAATATCTAGCTCTACCATCAAGCATTACGGCTGCTGTCTTTATAACCTCTATAACCTTAACTGCATCGCCATCGTCATAAGCACTAGCGGCTGGATACCACTGACTCCAAATTGCGGTGTTATATTTATCTTTTACCGCTGTTTCTATATTAGTTACGTATTTCTGAAACTCAATACTCTTAGAGAAAAGAGCATCAAAAGCATCTACGCCAAATTTTTGTGTCTGCATAATATTCTCCTTTCTTTAAATTTCAACTAAACCCTGAATCTTTGACTTGTTTATTGAGTCTATAAATATTGCTGGGTATTCTGGCATTCTCAAAGAGTATGCTGTGTTGTGAACATAGAACTCTGACTTATAAGGGTCTTGTCCTAATGTAACTCCCTGTATTCCGCTAAGTGAGAAATACATTTCTGAACCACAGAAAACGTTTGGCTGTGTAACCTTTAACGCTTTTGCGCTTCCAGCTTCTATAACTTCTACCAAATAATCAGTTACTGCCAAAGCACCTACTGCTGCTGACATAGTTAATGTGTAATATGTAGAATTATCTACCACTGCAATAACGGCTGCTCCAACTGTAGTTCCACTTAATGTTGAAGGACATTTTCCTAAAATCATACCAACTGTAGGTACAAAAGAACGGTCATTTTTGGCAACCTTTATAGTTACCGCATCTGCTGCTGCCACCTCTGATACATGGAATGCGTATGCTATGTTACAAACATTCTGAACGTCATTACCATTTTCCTTTAGTGTAACCTGTGCCAATGCTGCTGTTGGAACGTAACCACCAGCTCCAGGGTAGTTCAAAATTGTAGCTCCGTTTGTTATACGCTGTGTGTAACAACCTTTTAGCCAAATGAACTGTGAACCACCGATTGTAGTACTAGTTGAATAATTAGTACTTTGTACATTTAAATCTTCTGGAATCATTTTTTATTATTTTTAATTCTTTCTGCTTGTTTAGCCCAGACATCATCAAATTTACCTGCTCCATCGCCACCGCTTTGATAAACTTTATTTTCACCGATAGTCTCTTTAAAAATAGACCCATAAATACCAGCAAACTTTTCTGATAATTCAGATGCTTCTTTGGTAGTATCTATGTTCTGTGTGTCAATAAACTTTTCAAAACCAGCTTTCTGCTCTGCTGACGTGAAGTTCTTTGATGCTAGCTCAACAATGGATTTCTTTTTTGCAGCCAAAGTATCTTTTTCCTTTAATTCCTTAGCATACTTCAAGTATTCCATATATTCCTCTGGAATTGCTGGTTTGGTTATAGTTTCCTCCTTACCTCCACCTTTGTTTCCTTCTGGTACTTTTTTTAACTCTTCAATCTGTTTAAGGTATTCAGCTTCTTTTGTTTTCCATGTTTCGTCTTTTACTTTCATTTCCTGTGATGCTGCTGAAAATGCGGTATCAAGGTTAAATTTAATAGAATTTAAAACATTTTCATCTGTGATATCTGCTTCTGCGTTGGCGGTTGCAAACTTTTCTGAAAACTTAGAACGAAATGAATCGTTTAGTGTGTACTGTTTCTCGGTACAATAGTCTGTTACTTTCTGTAACACTTCTGCTTGTGTAGCCATAACTTTCTGTTTTGGTTTATTTTTAATGCAAAGATATATTATAAATAGTAGTATTAAATACAAGTTAAGGCATACGTATTCCTCGCACTTAACTTTAGGAAATATTTGGTCCTAACTAATATTGATTACACCTTATTATATAGTATTTTTGCATTATAAATATTAATCAATGGTTAAGAAAGAAGATATTATCATAAAGCCAAGAAGCAAGAACCAATATAACGCAATCAGAAGCAATGCTGATTTTGTGATATTAACTGGTGGTGTTGCTGGAGGTAAAACTTTCACCCTTTATTACGCACCAATAAATTATTTGGTAAGTAATGCTGGGGAAAAGATTATATGCTTTATGCGTAACGTTTCAGACTTCTGGGGTGCTGGAAAGGTAGCCGATACTATGAAAAGTATTTATCCTTTGGTTGATAGAAGTACAAAGAGACAACCTAATGAACCTATCGGTGAAGTTATAAAAAACCAAGTTGATATGGGTGTTAAGTTTTATAATGGTAGTGAAGTAAAATACCAGCAATTGGATAACGAAGACCCAAAGATGATTGATAAGATTGCAAAGGGTATTCAGACTAAAAAGCTAATATTTGACGAGTGCAATAAATTTCAATGGAACACTATAACTACCTTTATGGCTCGTTTACGTTCTGGAGGTGAAGGAACTGCACAGATATATTTAGCTCAAAACCCAGAAAGAAATTGCCCTTTACGTACACTTTGTGGTAATGGGGAACACGGGGGTGGATGGATAGCAGAGAACGGAGAACCTATAAAGGAAATGGATGGTAAGGTAATGTATTTCTTTATGCACAACGGAAAGGTTGAAGAAACCTATTTTGGTAAGACTAAAGAAGAAGTATATTATAAATGTAAACCAATTATTGACGAAATGATAGGTAGAGAAGATGATATGTCTTATGAAGACTTTATACTTTCTATGGTTTTTTATACTTTTGATATGCGTGATAATAAGGTCATGCTTGAAAAGAATAGAAAATATAGAGCTTTAGCCGCCAACTCTGCTACCGCCCAATCTTCTTATGCTAACAATTGGAATTATTCTTTAGAGGACGAAGAAGAATCAGAAGATGATATAGATGCTTGCGAATTAAGACCAGAGCATATAGAGAACATGTTTAGAATGCCAACCATGACAATTAGAAAAACAGAAAAGATAACTGTTGATATGGCTTTTGGTGGTACTGATAATATGGTTCTAATGCACTGGATAGGTTTCCATTGCGATGATATTCATTATAGCGAGAAAAATACTTTCAGTGAAGCATGTCAAATTATAATGAACTTTATGGCTAAACACCATTGTGATAAAAGCCAACTTATAGTGGACGTTCAAGGAGATACCGCAATCATAGATGTATTCGATTTATTAAAGAAATCTGGTGGCGTTGGAACAGATAATCCTTATGGTACTTATGGTTATGCTTTTAGCGGTTCTGTATCTGCGACAGGAAAGAGTAAGGTTAGATTTGAACGATATAAAGACGAAGCTGCATATTTGGGTATTAATATGATTAAATGCGGTTTGGTTACGTTTGACCCTAGCCTTAAAAATAAAAGATATACGCACCAAAGAAGAAAGAGAGAATCTACTACTATATGCAAACAGATGATATTTGAAAGCAAGGCATTTGTTTTTGATAAATCTCCAAGCGGTAAGATACGTGTAACACCAAAGGAAAAACAGCATTTCTCTTTAAAGGGTATGTCTCCTGATTTGCTAGATAACATTATAATGAGGTGCGGAACTGCATATTCCGTATGTTATGAAGCCCTTGCCAAATATGGTGGAAAGATTGAAATGAAATATGATGTAAGGCAGATACTTAACAAGATAGATATAGACAAAGACTATTCAAATAGTGATATGTACGAAACAGATAAAAGGGTTGTGGCTCAAATTAGGAACTCACAAGAAATATTAAATATAATAGATTGTATATGATAACTCAAAAAGATATTAATTGGTATTTGGAAGAACCAACTAGGCTATTACAAAAGAAACCATTTACTAGAAGCGGTGATATAACGAACGGTGGAAGTAGCGAAGCAGACGTTTCGATAACCACCAAGACGCAAGTTACATTCAGTCAATTAAGAATGAATGAAATAACGCAAGATGAATATTTGGAAGAATACGACCCTTCGCTTCATAGAATAAAGTGGAATAGGTCAATACCTCACATAGCAGTTCAAGTTGGAAAAGAAACTATCGACATAGATGATATGACCTTAGTGGAAGCATATCAGAAAAATATACATGCGGCACATACATTGCATGCAACATCTAATGAACTTGAATTTATGTTGTGTAACGTTGAGAAGACAGATGCAATAAACTCTTTATATTCTGAATATAAACAGCAATGGCAGATGAGGAATATGCACAATGTAGTTAGAGAAGCATTCTCAAAACAAAAGAAAGTTGGTGATGTTTCTGTATTGTTTAGATATGACCCTAAAAGGAAGAAAGGTTCTGTATCTGTATATTCTTATGATATGGGTTATATTTCTATACCAAATTATAACGAGTTTGGAGAACAGATAGCTGTATCTTTATATTATAAAACTGATGAGGGAATAGAAATAATAGATACTTATGACGATACTTATTTCTATCGTTCTTACAATGTAATAGACGAAAATGGTGAAGATAATTGGGTGCAGGATGTACCTACAAAACACGGATTCAGCAGATGTCCTTTGTTATATAAACGTGGTTGTGTTGCGTGGGAATATGGGGAAAGCATCATAGAAATGATAGAGCTGATGCTTAATATTAACGCAGTAGCTCTAAAACGTTTTGGAACTTTCGGATTAGTCCTAAAGGGTGCTATGGATAAAGATAGTTTTGTTAGGGGTAATTCAACACTAATAATTAATTTATCAGCCGATGAAAGCAATGGTAAACAAGATGCAAAAACAATTGAGTTCCCAGAGCCACAAAAGATGATAGATTATCTTGAATATTTGGTTAAACAATTACAAATTGCATGTAGCGTAACATTCATGACACCAGACAGTCTAAAGGTTGGCGGTGATATCGGAGGTAATGCTGTTCAACTTGCAATGAAGAATGATTTGGCGTTAGCCACCCAGACGGTTCTCGATTGGTCTGATTTCACAGACGGTTTAGCTTTTTTGTTTGGAGAAATGTTAAGTTTGGAAGCAGATGGCATTGGAAAGTTTAATCAACTTCAAGTAAAAGCTAAATTATCAGTTTGGACACCAGAGAGTAAGAACACGCTTATCTCTAATTTGGCAACAGAATCTGGTTGGCTATCTAAGCAAACGATAATAGAAAATTCTCCTCATGCTGCCCCAGACGAAGTTGAACGTAAGAAAAAAGAAGATGAACTTGCTACTCAAAATGTAGCTTCTGATAGCGGTAATGTAGTGCAAACTACAACTAATCAAAACATATAAAATAGAAAACAAAGTATGACATCAATAACGGCAATAATTGTAGCGGTTATTTCCTTAATGGGAAATTTAATGCAGTATATCATGAATAAGAAAAGTTCTGATGTTCAAACTCTAAATCATGAATTAGAGTATATTAAAAGTGTATTAAAGACACAAGCAGAAGCCTATAAGATAGAGCAGA